GGCTTGAAAATGCGTTGTTGGCGTTGTATTGTTGTTTGTGTATTGGTTGACGTGCGTTTTGAGCAAAGAATGTGTTTGAGTTAAGCAAAAGGAGTGTGTGGAATGACAATATCAACGAAACAAATTTGCGACAATTACCGTGATGGCGTGTGCAAACTCTGCCAGCGCAACATTGCGTTAGCGCAGGACGAAGCCCCGAACGAAGCGATTTGCATTGCGTGTTTTTTAGGCTTGCGTGACGATGAACTGCGGTTGCTTAACCGTGATGACTTTGCGCTTGGTTTGATGTGTGACAACCGTAAACAAAAAGGAGCATAACAAATGAGAACAGTAACTTCACAAATAAACATTCACGGTCTTTCTCGTGCGCGTTTCGACAAATTACCCGAAGTGTTTGAACACGGTCAGTACTGGACGTGGGATGTAGGCAATGGATTAGTCGTTGGCTTCAAGTTTGAGTGGAAAGACATTGAGCTTCACTTTTACTTGGATTCCGCTGATGTTCCGCAGTATTGCGTTGACAAGTGCTTGGTTTAGGTTACTTATCAATGCGCAACCAAATTGGAAGGCGAACATAAATGCAAAAAACAATTGAACAGCTACAGTCCGAGAACAAGCAGTTGCGTGAACAAGCAAGTAAACGATGCGCAAATTGCGAAGTTTTGCGCATGATCTTGCTTCGGCGGCAGCAGTGCCGTACATGCGAAAACAAGTTTGAAGATCAACTTACAACGGCGATAATAAGGATGCTGAACACATGAAAAAGCAAGCGTTGATTGAAATATTGCAGTCCATTCCCGGCGACTCTGAATTGGTTTGTTTCGGCGTGCCTGCACCCGGAACTGACAGTGATTGTATTAAGGTCGGCTTAGACAATGTGAGTTATGTGGTCACAGTCCGCTACAGGAACAAGCCGACTGGCGAAATACTTACAGGCTTGTGTATCACTGGCGCAAACGTTTTGCGAACGGTAAAATCTATCGAAAAACACAATGCTGAGTTTATCAATCACTGTGTGTTTGCGGAACTGAAAACTAAGCTGGAACGGCAACAAGTTGCGAACGAAGATTTGATTTAATTTTAAACAATAAGGAGATGTGAAATGAGTAATGAAAAACCAATGGAAGAGTTAATGGATCGCATGACACGCTTGGAACAGATCATCGGCGACTTGCACGAAAGCGTGTGCGGCAAACAAGAAGTTGAGAGTCGTGCAAAGAAAGAATTGTTGGCTATCCATACGGAAAAGACTGCAAAACGACGGCACAAAGAATCAATCGTAAACGGCTTTGATTTTGAAAGAGTGCGTGACATTATGCTGGCAACTGAGTGGCGTTGGGGCGGAGACGAAGGTGCGCATGTTCCAACGATTGCAGAATTGAGAAAATCAGCCCGTGAGCAGTTGGCAAGCGTTGCGAAAAACGGCGGTTGGATTTCAAGCGGTGGCTTTACCGCAATGTGCCGCGACTTTGAAGAAGACGGCAAGCACTACTTTCAAATGTCACTGTTTTTCGGCATTGATTCAATGTGCGATTACGATGAAGACCGTGATGATGTCGAAGAGCTTGGCAACTGGGTTGAGTTTATTCCTGAATTAGTGGTTGATTGATTGCTTATCAAAATTGCGAAATGCAAACTATAAAATTAAGCAAAAAACAACAAGGAGAAAACAAAATGGGTTACGGCACTTATGTAAAAGTATATGTATCACGGGTATTGCCTGCCGATGCGCAAATTAAATTGGCTGAGTGTGAGCGTGACATTGAGTATTGGCAAGATCAATTGAAGTGCCTGTGCTTCATGGACAGCCAAACTTGCATTGACGAATATACCGGTGATGACATTAACTGGTTGGATTATGCGCCTAAGAAATTGCGTGAAATCATGGAATCGCTTGAAGACGCGTATGTGTTGCGCTGTCACTTGCAGGAGATGTTGCACGCATCCGCAGAAGAACTTGAAATAGACGAATAGAAAGTTGGCATCATGGCAAAACAACAACATGAAGAACCGATATATGCGTTTATTTCTACGCACAACCAAGACGCACGCTTGCTCGGCAAGATCGAAGGCATCTTTGTCGGCTGGGACGGATTGGTCGAAGCGGCGCAACTGTGCAAGAAAGAGTACCAGCGATTGAAGTTAGGCAACCGCCGTTGCAACGAATACCCTACGGTGTGGCGCATTTCTTTGCCAATAGCGGCTATCATAGGTCGTGACGTGCCGTGGTTGGCTGACTGGTGTTCAGAATTGGACGAAGACGAGTATGAGTACTGGCGCGAAATTTGTTTTGGCAAGCGTCAGCAGTTCGGCCCCGGACATGAACAATGGGAAACTTGGTGGTCACAGCACAAGTGGAACCGCAATTCGCCTAACTTCAATCCGCCTAAGCACTGGAAAAACCAAAAAGCGGTTAAATAACACAAAATAGCTAATTCATGTGCTATATTATATGGTTATAGAATATTTTCTGTCAATCATAGTAGTATAGGCGCACATGACTTCGACTCCACAATTAGGCTTTCAAGGTGTCAACGAAAACCAGCCGGGCAAACGTACCGATGTAATGAAAATCGGTTTCAGCTTGGAACAGGTTAAGATGGCGCAGGCTTACAAGAGCTTGTACAGTTTCGTTGAAACGTTTTGGAGTTGCATAGACAGCTCTCCGTTTCAGGGAAATTGGCACATTGAATGCATCTGTGAGCATCTTGAATCGGTGACTCACAACCAAATAAGACGCTTATTGATTAATATTCCGCCGAGGCACGGCAAGAGTTTAATCATAAGCGTTTTTTGGCCTATGTGGGAATGGATACATCATCCTGAGAGCCAGTTTTTGTTTGCGAGCTACGGCATTAACTTAGCTACTCGTGATTCAACAAAGTGTCGGCGCATCATAGAGCATGACCGTTATCAGGCGTTGTCAAGCCGTTTTGCAGGGCGCAACATACACTTGGTTGGCGATCAAAACACAAAAGTGCGCTATGAAAACAACTTTGCAGGCTATCGGCTTGCAACTTCGGTCGGTGGTTCACTTACGGGAGAAGGCGGTTCAAAGATAGTCATTGACGATCCGCACAACGTTATTGATGCGGAATCAGCGGTTGAACGTGCTAAAGTAATATCATGGTGGGATGAAGCCATGAGTACGAGATTAAATGACCCGAAGTTTGGGGCGTTTGTCATTATTCAACAGCGCGTACACCAAGGCGACTTGATAGGCTATTTGCTTGACAAGGAACCGAAAAAGTGGGTGCATGTATGTATTCCTGCACGTTATGAGGGATATAATCGCATCCGCACACCGTTGCGTTGGCGTGATCCGCGCACTGAGACAGGCGAATTGCTTTGGCCGTCACGGTATGGCGAGACTGAGCTGAAAGACTTGGAAGAGCGGTTGGGCGCATACGCAACGGCGGCACAGTTACAACAGCGTCCGGCACCGCGTGAAGGCGGCACTATCAAAGCAAACATGCTTGTACCTATTTCCCCGGACAACATCCCTGCCAAAGTTGAAAAGCGTGTCCGGTGGTGGGACTTGGCGGCTACGAAAAAGCGTCCTGGCCAATCACCTGACTATACAGCAGGTGCGCTTGTGTCTGTGCGGCGCGGCGTTTTTTACATTGAAGACATGATCCGTTTTCGAGGTTCACCGTTGGAGGTTGAAAATGTCATTTCGGCTACGGCGGCTAAAGACCCTGTAGGCACGTTGATTTACATGGAGCAGGAACCAGGGTCAAGCGGTGTGAACACAATTGACCATTATCAGCGTGAAGTACTTGTCGGCTATCCGTTCAAAGGTATGCGTTCAACAGGCGACAAAGAAAAGTTTGCCGAAGTGCTATCATCGGCGATTGAGGCAGGCAATGTCCGCATGATAAAAGCGAATTGGAATGCGTTGTTCGTTGAAGAGTGCAACATGTTCCCGAACGGCAAGCACGATGACATGGTTGACGCTACGAGCAAGGCGTTTTCGCTGATGCGCAAGACACGGCGCGTTGGTGCTTGGGGGCGTGGCACTGATACTGACAAGACAGATTGAGCTTTGAACAACAATTGAAATAACGGGAGATTCACAAATGGCAACCAAGAAAACCACTTCACCGACAACCAACCAAGCCGCCGAACAGCTTAAACTTGTGGCACTCGCACAAGAGCTTGTCGGTCGCACACAACTCGCTTCAAAACTCGGTCAATCATTCGGCGGCAAACGCAACATATACGAGGCTTGCGGTTATCCGGAAGTCTTGGCGTTTGCAGACTATGATGCGCGGTATCAGCGTCAGGACATTGCCAAGCGCATAGTGAACGCTTACCCTGACGCAACGTGGCGCAGACCGCCGCAGGTACTTGAAGACGAGTCTGACGTGGCAACCAAGTTTGAAAAGAGCTTCACTGAGTTGTCCACACGGTCACGGTTGTTTCATTACGTACTGCGCACTGACCGGATAGCAGGCGTAGGTTGTTATGCAATTTTGCTTCTTGGTTTTAATGATGGCGCACCGCTTGGAGAACCTGTCCAGCGTGCAACCGACATACTGTACCTTCAGCCGTATAACGAACAGCAGGCGCAGATACACAGTTACGAAGAAAACGCGTCTAATCCGCGCTACGGCTTGCCTGTTTTGTATAACGTGAAAATACGCCGTGCCGCAGGTCAATACACTCCGGAACTGGTTCACTGGACACGTGTAATTCACGTTGCCGACAACTTGGAAGACAACGACATTTGGGGTACGCCACGCTTGAAAGCCGTGTATAACAGACTGCAAGACATTGAAACAATCACGGCAGGCAGTGCCGAAATGTTTTGGAAGGGCGGTTTTCCAGGATTCGCATTTGAAGCAGAAGCGGACGCTGATATGTCAACTCAAGACATGGATTCACTGCAACAGGAAATCAGCGAGTACGTACACGACCTGAAACGTTATATGCGTGTCCAAGGCGTGAATGTCCGTGAACTGCGTCCGCAGGTTGCGAACCCAAGCGCACACATTGAAGTACAAGTCAACTTCATATCATCGGCGACCGGCATACCGAAGCGTATTCTTTCCGGTTCAGAGTTGGGCAAGCTCGCATCCGAACAGGACAAAGAAAACTGGCGTGACCGTGTTGATGAACGCCGTTTAACATGGGCGGAACCGATTGTTATGCGTCAGATAGTGGACAGGCTTTTACAAGTCGGCGTTTTGCCAAAAGTGAAAGAGTACATCATCCGCTGGCCGGAAATTGACACACTGAGCGAGCATGAAGAGGCCGAGATTGCAAAAATCAAGTCAGACGCAATCACGACATACGCAAATTCGGCAGAAGCGCAGTTGCTGTTCCCGCCGTTCCACTTCTACACGAAGGTTGTCGGCTTTACTCCCGGTGAAGCAAACGCTATAATTGACAGTGCCGATGCTTTGAATGACGAACCGCCTTACGTTCAGGAACCAGATAAAGATGCCTAAATGTTCATGCAATGACAATCACGGTCTGCACACCAACGCAGGCCGGACAGACCCGACACGCACAAAGCTGATCCGCAATCGGTTCAAGCGTGACTTTGCTCGGCGTGTCCAGTCAATCAAGCGTTCC